ACCGTCTCTATTCGTCATAAATACAAAGATTTCAAATTGACGATAAACGATCTTTCCTGCATAGTGACTTTCAACATACAATGTCCATTTGTCACTATTCACGTCCTGAATAGGTTCAGCGATATGATAAGCAACAATCTTTGACTTATCAAATGGTGACGTTTGAGGGTAAACCTTACGTGGGTCTACAGCTTCAACGATAATTCGTTTTGGGTCATAGGTTTCGGGAAATGCCCCGTTGTACAAACTTCCATAACGAATTTTATAGAAAGCGTCTCCCATAACCGCAGCCTTTAAAGCTTGCTGGTAATTTAAGCGTGTCATATTGTTTGACTGTGAAATACGGTCAAGTGCTTTTTGTTCAGGTGAATCATCTTCTTTACCACTAGAAATAGTTGGTACCTCTCCAAATAAGAAGTCTGCCGATTTCCTAGTAATCAGACCTGCAAAGTTGGCACTAATATATAATTCATTCTTAGTAACCGAATCTTTGAATACGTCTTTATGATCGCCCTTAACTAACTTGTCATTACGCTTATATTTGAAAATACGTTCCTCATGATCTGTCAAAGGAAAATATTCACCCTTAACAAATAAATCTTGTAATTCCATTTAACCTTCCTCCTAAAATAAAAAGACCAGTAAGTTAAGTTAACTTACCAGCCTTTAGGTTTATTTTGAAACATGCGTTTTCTGTGATTTCCTGCTAACTCTACGCAACTAGCCAAAGCATCAGGCAAGTCATCATGTTCATGAGTGGGAAATAATTCCAGCATTTCAATCAATAATCTATGTTGTCTTTTGAAGCGAATCATACCAGCTTCTACAAGTGGTTCTAATGCCTCTATTCGTATCTCTTTTTTAGTACGTGGATTATATTGTTTCAGCCTAGTCTTAAAGTAATTCTTTTTAGAAAGATTAACTCTAAGCTGCTGGAATAAACTCCATTGTGCTTGTACAGTTTCAACGCCAAATGTGTGATGTTCATATTCAAGTATCTTCTGTTCAGCAACCCTCAACGCTTCATGTGCGTTAACCTTGCCAGCCCAAGCATCTAAGACATAAAAGACACCAGTTCTTCTATCTCTTCCTAGTGTAATTATGGCGTTCCAATCTCCCTTACCCGTGATGGCAATGTCCCAAAATCCGTATAAGTCCATCGGAATTAAACGCCCGTGATCGTCATATAGATCATGTTCGTCATACCAAGTGAAGTATTCTTGTTTAAAAATTGCATCCTCATCAGAGTAAGGCAAGTTAAGGTACTCTGAGTTAAAAGCCCTTGTTCCAACATTTACCTTTTCCTGAATAAGCTTGTAATATGGCATTCTGTCATTCCATAAAACTTCTTGTCCTTTGTCCATTTCATCTTGATTAGCAAAATAGAAATCTTCTGCTGCATCTTTACGATTAGGATTATCTACGTCTCTATAAATTTCCTCATATTTTTCCCACAAGTCGTTACGGTCAGGTGGGTTAACAATGGCAGAATAACGCCTAGAAGTGAAATCCGCACGCTGCATAACATAGGGCAAAAGTCCGTAAGGGTTTACTAGGGTTCCCATGTAGATAAATGCTGTTCTATGTGGGTCTCCTAAGGGATTGACAACTTTTGTATACCATGTTAGGTTCTTTTGTCGTAGTTCAGGAGTATTAGTATTCTTCTCTGATTCGAGGTCGTCTAGGACTATTAGATCAGGACGTGCATTAAGGTACTTCATGCCTCGTAACTGTTTCTGTGTAGAACCGATAGCAACCATGATGTTATTTTTAGTGATAAACTTATCAGAGTTATCTTTCTTATTACCTCTACCGTTCTCGTCCATTAGTTCGCCAAAATCTTCTCTTAACTTAGCATTATGTTTTAATTGATTGTTAACATAGTCAGCGAATAAACGGGCACCATCCTGAGTTTCAGATACGATTACTATAAATTGTCTTAATTGGTAACATATGTTATAAATTGGAAACATATTGGAAAGGTATGTCGACTTCGCATGCCCCCTTGGGACAGACCAAGCTATACGGTCAGTTACGTTAACTAACAGTGAGTTAAGGTAGCCTGTTAATTCTTGATGAAACTTAGGTGCATCGAAAATACTTATCCCTGCTGGAATTAAATTGTTTTCATTCTCAGGGTTTTTATCGTCACTGAAATACTCATACATAAAATCTAATGTACTTGTCCAGCATCTTATAATACGTTCGCACTGTTTACGTTCCTCTTTTAACTCTACTGCCCTCTCTAGTACTTCCCGTGAAAGTTCCTTACCTTCTGTAACTCTTTGTTTTACGATATATAAGAAATCATCTATTTCTTTAAAGCGATTTTGCCACTCTTCATAAGACTTACCTTTTACTTTACCGCCTACTTTCACTGTTCCACCTCCATGAATAGCAAAGGTTAAACCCTGCCTAATAATGGGTTTGAGAAATACAGGTAGATTACAGGCATAAAAAAAGGAAACCGCCTATTTAGCGATTCCCTGCATTCTTTTCAGTTTTATTTTCTTATTATTTCTAGCCACTATCGCATTATAAGCAGCAGGATTAGACAGCTTAAAGACCAGCTTTCTAAACTTTTCACACTCTCTACAGTAAGTGCTTCTGCCCTTAAAAGAATTACTACCTTTAAGACGGTTAGTAAATTGGCTTCTTTCTTTGAACTCTTTACACATCTTGCATTCATACCATCCGTTATCAGTCTGCATAGCATAAGCCCCGTTTTCTTTATCATAAGTAACTTCAAAAGTAAACAGAATACCGTCTGCTTTTAGTGTCTCCATAGTGTACATATTAAGTACCTCCTAAATCTCTATTCACTTAATGACTTGCGGCTACTAAGAGAAATAGGACAAAAGAAAAAGACGTGAGGAAAACCCCACGCCTACATCTTATAATTTGCTTTCATTTCTTCTATTTCTTTTGTGACCTTTTCTAATAAGTTAAGTTCACTTACAATGTGCTTTTCGTCTGCTGCTGCTGGTCTATCGATGTAATGCTGCAATGCATGTTTAATGATCTGTAATTGTTTATACTTAGTTATATTCATTTCGAGAACTCCATATATTGAACTACTGCATTCTCTGGAACATAGCTTAATGGACGTTCATTTGAATCAATAAGAACATTCATATATTCAATGCCCTTTTCATCACATTCAGCCTTTTGACGTGCAAACACCTGTATAGTAGCTTCTACATCTGCAAAAGCACGGTGAGGGTCAAGGTTCTCAATGCCGTAAATTTTGATCAGATTTGATAAACTAGCATATTCATCAGGGCGTAAAAGACGTGCCATTGATCTAGTACAAATAAACTTTTCAGGCTTTAATACTTTAGCCAGGAATGAAAGATCAAAAGAAGCGAACTGTGCTACAACGATATTGTCACCAATAAACTCTTTTAATTTAGCCATAGCCTCAGGTTCAGGCATACCGTCTTTTAAATCCTCAGAAGTAATTCCAGTTAATTGACGAATAAATTGTGGCAAAGTTCTGCCCTCTTCTAATGCTACTAATGTAGTAAATGTATCAACAGGATTTAAGTTTTCATCCAATTTAGCACTAGCAATTTCTATTACTTGTTCCTCAGCAGCTTTTAATCCAGTAGTTTCAAAGTCAAATACAATATACATATTACAACCTCCATTTAATGTTTATTAATTAGAACACACTTCTAAATGAATATTACTTAATTCCTTTTGTGCGATTAACAGCTTTCATAATTCTAATAGTGTTTAATAATAGTGCAACCTCTTTTGCAGAAAAGATCTGAACACCGTTTTCTAATTTCTTTTCAATCATAGTTAATTGTTCGTTTGTAGTTTTCATTATTTCTTACCTCCACCTACAGCATTTAAGTAACGTTTTGCAATAGTCCAATCAGTGTCAGTCTTAGCAGTAAGATCATTCTTTAAAGCCCAATCATTCCACTGTTTAAGAACCTTTGATAGTCCCATTGTATCGCACTTTACAAAGCCTGTACCTTCTAACTTGTTAGGCGAGAATCGTAAATATTCTAAAGGTCTATTTGTGTCACCGAAAACGAATAGCGTAGTAATCTTACTGTGCTTCGCTTGACGAATAGCCTTAACGATCTGACCAGTAGTAAGTGCTGTACGATCTCTTTTGAACTCAATATTAAGTGTCCAGCCTCCTAGTTCAATAGAAGCGTCAACGTCACCTAACTTATTTTTACCGATGAAACAATCATCATATACTGTGAAATTCCAAGTGCCATTCAAAAATCCTATGATGTCCTTAATGTTGGGTAAGTAAACCTCTGTTTCCTTTACCGCCCCTGAATCCTCCCAAACCTTAACACGCCTATGTCCGATCATGTGAAAACCTCCCTAAAGTGTCTTTCACTTAATGACTTGCTAAGGCTGGTTAAATTAGGACATAGAAAAAGCCCCACCCTAAAATAAGGTGAGGCAAGTTAACTTACTTATCTAATAGATAATCGTACCATTGCATTTCTAAATCTAATTGTCTATCTGACATTAGTTCAAATGTGTAAGTAGGAACTTTAACACCTTCTACAGCGTCAACAGCTTTAACTAACCATTCAATCTTTTCTTTTCGTGTCACATTATCACCCCTTAATATTCTGTGAACATTTCCTTAATCATCCAAATGCAAAACACAATAATAACTAGGGCAACAGAACCCATCATAATGCAGCCGAATGTATCTAGTAATGTCCAGCCTTCACAAGTGGCTGCTTTAACTGCTTCATAAGTGTGAGTGTCACTATAATAAATACCTGAGGTATTCATAGGATTTAAAGGATTTAATGGGTGTAAAGGATTAGCTATATTGTACATTACGCTACCGCCTCAATTCGTTCTTGTTCCCACTTTTGATACTTTTGACCATTAAGGCGGTCAATGTTTTTTATAGTTGTATGTGATAAACCTGTTTCAATAGCTAGGTCTGTCTGTCTCTTTTCACCGTTTGCTAGTTCTTCTCGTACTTTAAAGAACACCTCTTTGGTAACTTTAGTGTACTTACTAAAGCCCTTAATCATTTCTTCTGTAATGATTACTTTAGGCTTGTAATCTTTAGGTAAGTCTATCTGTCCGATTGTGCCTCGATCTCTCACCGAATCGATTTGCGAAATATACATACCTAATGCCTTTGCAATTGCCCCGTTCTTTATGTCTGTGTTTCTGATATAGAAAAGAATGTCTAACAGCTTTTCATGAGGGATTTTTGAAATAGACTCACTTTGCTTCTTATCGTCACAGTTCAAAGCTGGTTTATATTTACCAACTAGTAAACCCTCCATAACTGCCCGTTCGTATTTATCAGCCTGTATATACGCATATTCAATATAGTCAATAGTATCTCTACTAAGCTGTTGATTACCTGTTTTACGGTTACGACTAGCATGATAATGAACACGCTTCTTTAAGGTGGTTGTCTCTCCTACATACATAATCTTTCCTTGTTTATCATAAAACATGTACACGGCTGCACGTGCTTCTAATTTACTAATGTCCTCAATACCGATCTTTCTAAATACAATTGTTAAATACGTTTCATTTCCTTTTGTTCCATATACTAATTCTTCGATTCTCATTTTATCCACTCTCCTAAAAGTTATTTCACTGAATAACTTGCAGACCGTGAACCTTTTAGGACAAAAAAAAGAGACGCTTTACTCAGCGTCTTGAACTTGTGTAACTAAACCGTGAATAGCATCAATAGAGTGACTTCTAGGTATTCCATCAGCTTCCATTTTAGCCAATAAAGCATAAAGCCTATTTTCATCACCACTGTTCATTACATCAACTATTTGATTTGCGTACTTATTAATCATTAAAAAGCCTGAACGTTTTTGAAGTGCAATTTCTTTCTTTTCTTCTTCTAACTTTCTAACCTCTTCATCTAACTCTTCTTGTGTTAAAGACCTTATGTACTCTCTGTACTTTTCTTCATCCATTTTTATCACCTCATTAACATTATAGCCAAAAAAAGAACGCCTTATAAGATAAAAGCGTCCATAGTGTGCTGTATGAAGTTTAAGCTGTTTCCTAAAAACATAAACCACCATATTACTTTAATTATTGGTGATACCTCTGACCAATGTTCACCGAAAACTATATCTTTAACATATATCTGAAATACAACAAAGATCATACTAAAAATTGAAAGACCGAACATAGCAGCATCGTACTTTTTGGAATAATCATCAGCCATTAATACTACTATTCCTGTCATGATTAAATTTAGTGCCATAAGAACAATAAACGCTTTTAGTGACAAACTCATTTTAACTTTAGCCATAATAACCTCCTATAGAAAAAGGTAGGACATGTAGCCCTACCCTTATTTTACTTATTTACTGGAACGTCTGTGAAGTTAACATTTGCAATTGTATCAAATGATTCAGTATCACAAACTACTAATGAACCACTGATCTTTTCAGGTGTACCAGCGTCAGCTAATTCAGTAGTTTCAGCATTAGCATATCCTTTAGAATTAGGTGCAATATCATCTGACATCATAATATCATTAGAACTGAAACCATTTACAGAAACGCTATTTGCTTGAACTGTGATCGATTTACCACGTTTATTTTCAACAAGGAATTTTACCCCGTTTTCATCTGCTGATTTATAACTGATTGTTACGTTAGCATCACTGTAAACTTGAACCGGTTTAGCCTCAGGTGCAGCTTCTTTTTTAGGTTCAGTACTTGCTTCACTTGTAATACCTTTATCAGCCTTAGCAGTTTCAGAAGAAGTAGAACCTTCATCAGTTATCGAATCAGTAGTAGAATCATCAGAACCAGCAGAGGCAATACCTCCAACCACGATAACGACAATGACCCAAAACCACCAACGCTTAAATAATGATTTCTTCTTTTTCTTAACTTCTGTCATAGTAATGACCTCCTATTAAATTGTATGTATTAGATAAGTTACTGTAAGTTAACTTGCCTTACTCATATTATATTACACTAGATAACACAGGATTACAATAGTTTGTGCTAAAAAACTTTCTAAAACCGTGGCGAAAAATTTTTACACGGGCAAGCACTTTATAATACTAGCATATAAGTAGGTACCCTTACCATACCTTTCCAGCAAAAGGTTTGAAAAATGGTGTGTATATTTTCCATACACTAGACGAGGGGTATATAGAGGGGTGCCTCCCCTGTGTACCCCTTAGTTATTTCTAGCCTTTGTTCTAGCTATTCATATGCATATATGTAGGGCATGGGTGGGGCATAGGTAGCCTTGTACTTATGATTGTTACTTTTGATTGAGTTCAATCATGCATTGCAATCACACTCACTCAACCCAATCATATGTATTAGTTAGTGATTGGTTATGTCATGCACTATGCCGTGCCTTGCCTTGCCTTATGTGTGTGCGTGCTGTGCCTGTGCTGTGTGCCTTGCCTGTGTGCTGCTGCTGCTGTGCGTGTGGTGCTGGTGTGGGTAGTGGTGGTGGTAGTGCTAGGGCATATAGGTAGGGCTATATAGGGGTGTGTATATAGGGGCATATAGTGGGGCTTATATGTGGGGCTGTATATAGGGGCTTATATAGAGGCGTTCTGCTATAGCATAGGGGTAATTATAGGGGTGCTATTTAAAGCCCCTTATAGGCGAATCTGAGAAGCCTATTTGTGCATAAAAAAGTTTCGGGAACGGCTGTATAAAACTAGCAAACAAGCAATATTTGCACAAAAATAAACACTTGTTTCTATAAAAAAATCTAGTTTCTTCTATATAAGTGTTTTTAAAATTCCAATTGTGCATTATAAAAAAATGTCTTCTTTAATATCACTTATTTTGCTACATAAAAAAGGCATAAAAAAATCCCCTCTCCAATAAAGGAAAGGGAAATAAATCAGCCTTCTAATTCTTTTCTTTTTGTTTTTAACTGCTGTTGAATATAAGCCTCTGTAAAAGGTTTATTTTTCTTTGTTGTACCTTGTCTTAACTCTGTTTCATATTCATTTAAAATCTTTACTATTTCTTCTTCACTTAATTTATTTTTACTAGCTTCTTTATTAATTTGTTCAGTAGTTTTACCAGTAATAATTTCTAATGCTTTTCTTCTACTTTCTTCAATGTTTGTAACTGGTTTATTAATGTTAGTAGTTTCTAATAAAAAAGTTTCTGTTACTGATATTCTTAAAACATCTGCTAAAGATACTTTACCATAGCTTAACCTATTATACTTTTCCTGAATAAATAATAACTGTTTATAATCATTTTCATCTAACCTAACACTTACATTATGATATGCCATAACTTAACCTCTTTCTTAACTTATATTTTAAATTAACTAGATTTGCTATCTTTAATTATATAATATTTAACAATAACAGTAAATATAATTAGAATCAATTAAGGCAACTTATTTTAAGTTAGTTAATGTTAGTTATAGTTAGATACAGTTATTTATAATAATATTACTGTTAGTTTCTCTCAATAGATAGATTGAGAAATACATGCTGTTTACAGGTGATTTTATGCACAAATTTAGAAACCCTTATGTATCAAGGGTTCAGCAAAGTCACAATATTTGTGATTAACCTTAGTTTGTGCATGGCTAAATGTTGTTAATCCCTTATCTAGTGACTAATAAATTAATAATACCTGTTTTAATGTCCTTAAAAGAGGGATTAATAAAACGACAAATAGAGGTGTTTGCACACCCCTACAACGCCTATTAAATTAGGTTATTTTACTATGTCATAACCAACATATAAAGCCTTGATTAACCTGTCAAAATCTTCGTCATGCCACGTTATAAACTCTTCATAGATACTCTCTAAAGCTAAATCTATTATTTGAATACCAAATGAATTAAGTTCAGGCACTACATTTGAAATGATCTGTCTATTGCTGTAACCTCTACCCCGTAAAACTTCAATTGGTGCAGCCTGTTCTTCTGTTAGTTCCACTCTTTCCATGCTATCCCCTCCTTTACTGTATTTTATCATAGAGAAGGGCTAGAAAGCCCCTCCTATTAGATTCCTTCAATAGCTACATATCTAGCATAATTGTAGCCCTGAGGGTCAATAAGTAATGAGAATGTAGAACTTTTACAAGTAACTTTCATACAACATCTGTAAGCCCCTGCTGAGAAGTAATTTTGCTGCTTCTCTGTAAGTTCCCACCAATTTGTACCTTCTGGAACATCTAATTCATTCACAGAATCATGACCGCCTTTAAAATCTTCAAACAGATCATTATCACTTAACAGGTTTTCAGATAGTGTATAAAAATCTAACTCAGGTAATTCAACAGTTTCAAAAACAACATATCTGTCACACTCAGCAAATTCTTTCTTCATTACTTCACGTGCTGTTGAGGGTTTACGAGAAAACCATGCAGTATGTACATCTAATTCAGTTGGTACATCTTGCTTGATAGTTAATTCAGCTTTCACAGCTTCTACTAGTTCGGCTGCTTCTTCACGCTTAGTTTGAGGCTTAACTTCTTCAACTTCCTTAGCTTCTTCCTTAACTTCAACTTCTACAGTCATTTCAACGATTTCAGCCTTTTTAACTGGTTCGCCTTTTTTGTCAACCTGTTCAATAGAGAATAGAGAAGAAGGTACAAGCTTGAAGCGTGTTTCCGTTTTAGGCTTGCCGTTTTCGTCCATTTCTTGCTTGCCGTTTTCGTCTAAAACTTTAGCTGTAAATGGTTTCCAAAGTTCTAACTTCATGCACGCTTTTTCGCCCTTACGAACCATGTAACCTTCTTTCTTCCACTCTGCGAATGTTTTAAGATTTGAACCGTCATACTCATAACCAACCATCATTGCTAATT